GTCGTCTTTAATTTCTTATTAAGATAAGCAGAGCATTTTCCATATTTGCTCTGCTTTTTTAATGACTGAATTAGAGGATCTACATAAGCTGGTTTAATTACCCATATTTTTCTTTTCTCTTCGTTTTGTCTTGATACCTCTTCCCACAAAGTAACTGGAGATGCAACAGAAGATCCGTCTACGGTAATGACCGTGTTTGCTGCATCTCCATTATGATATGAAAAAGATTCATTATAAAACTTAGAATCGACTTTTTGACCTTTTTTTAAAACCGCCAATCCAGCAGAATTTTTTACATCTGCAGATATCTCATAATACGCTAAGTCACTGTATACAGTAGATCCATACTTACTCTCTGCCCATTCTTGTAGGACATTATCGTCCATTGGCCAATCTTCGTAGATATTAGTGATATTGTTAGTTAATGCAATTACCCAATCGAGAGAAGGTCTACCATAGACTTCTTCTGCAATAGTCTCAATTCTTATACCTTGATTTACTGCATATTTGTTCAAATATACTGTAAAATCAAAAATATCCTCATTAATTAAATACCTTCTAAAAAAGTTGTTTACTTCAACGTAATCAGAAGATGAAAATGGAAAACTTTGAGGTTTAACATCATATTTTATGTTTGGTAAAATAGAAAAATACATTAGTTTGATTCACCTTTGTAATTAGTATCAATCTCTCCTTGGTAAATAATTTTAGTCTCAACGAGACCTACAGTTAATTCTACCGCTGATGGATAACCACCAACTAAAGTTGAATAGGACCCATCTGGAGTAAAATTAACATCGACATTTGTTAGAGCGCATGCCTTGTACTGGTTAAGATATGTATTTACATTATTACCAGTCATATACTTAAACAAACATAAATCAGGAACACCAATAAAATTATTAGAATTGGCATAATCAAATATTTGATCGTCTGATACTTGAGTTTTCTCCTTTTTGGGTTTGTTTGAATTTCCAAGATTAGATAAACCTTTTATAACACCACCAATAATCGGACTTGTTGCACTAAATTTAGCAGATGCATGGTATTGAAAACGACGACAAATTGTAAGCATATTTTTTGCTTCTCTTTCAGATCTTGCCGCCATTTTAAATTTAAAACCAATATTACGTATAGAGGGACCACCAAATAACATTTCTGTATTTGGGTTTGTAATGACTCCAGCAGTTCCTCCTAAAATATCATTTATCCCGAGGTTAGTTTGAACACCAGTAGCATTTAAACCCATATTGACTAATCCTGCAGCAACACTACTAGGTAGTCCTTTCGCAAAACCAGGGACACCAGAACCAACAGCTTTAATAGCACCTGCTATATCACCACCTGTTGTTAAATTTGCATATCCTCTCAATGCTAAAGCAGCAGTGTTAGTAATTTCTTTACCACCCCATGATGTACTCATAGATGTACTAACATCTTGAGGCATGTACATCAAAATATCGTCATCAAGTTTTTTCCCTATATTTCCTTCATTGGCCATTCCATAATATCCTCTCCTTTTTACATCTTCCTTCAAGATGTCTGATGCATTATCTGTATCTGCTGTATGAAAAGGAGGTTTATATTCAAAAAATTGAAATCTAATATAATCTGTCTGATCATTAATTATTAAATCAGAGGGATATCTTTGAGTTGTATATTCAAAATCTGGATCTATTGAGATTGCTCCGCTCATTTAATTATACCGCGTTAGAATTTTGTGCTCCACTGTAAAACTCAATATCTCTAGGAATTTTAAATGCTCCTTTCTGAGTTTTTGCTTTTGTGGTGTCCTCCCAAACCTTTCGTTTAGAATAACTTTTTTTAGACTTTGTAACGATAAAATTTTCGATAGGCAAGAAAATTGCCGTATCCCATTCATCTTTACCTAGGTCAAGAAAATATCCACTCACATTATTACTCAAATATTTATGGACGCAGTTAGGAGAAACCTTAAGATAATCGTTGTTAATTAAGTTATCTATAACTGAATATCTGGATTTTGGATTAATATAGTGTAGATTAGCACCTATAAAATGGTCTGATTGCCTGTCTATGACGTAAACTAGAGGGAATGTATCGTGAAATGGAGTTTTTGACGTTGCTTTATACTCGAAAAGATATAAATGTCCGATTCTTACTTCGTTGCGGAGCTCATTACTATCTTGAAAGTCTGGTGTAGCACTAGAATCGTAATTTTCGTCACTTTTGAGTAAATCGAGAGTATAATTCTTCGCAATCGACTTTACTTGACGACGATACCAAGAAAGTGATCTTTTCTCAGAACCCGCTGCTTCTTTTACTTGTTCAAATATAGTGCTAGACATTTAAGTGATCTTCCGTGAGTATCATGAAGTTCATTCTTCTATCATCACAATAATCTTCTGCTGCCTCCCATTTTGCTTGGTTTTTCATATAAGTTAGAACATCACGTTTCCATGCAGCAGTCTTTCTTTTAGGATTTTTATCGGGACCAGCAACCTGTTTCTTAGGTTTTACTTCAATGATATACTTTTTGTATTTACCGTCTTTATTAAGCACTTTGATGTAAAAGTCTGGGTAATACCTATGAACTTTTCCGTCAGTAGGGCAACGATAGGGTATAATTATCTCTTCACTTCCCCATTCTACAATAGACTTAGTTCTATCACAGAATATCATAAACTTCTTCTCCCACATGGATCTATAGATAATTCTAGTAGGATTACCTCGATACTTTTTAGGGTTGGAGGGTCTAAACTTTCCAGAATAAGCCATAAATATTACAGGTCACATAGTATTTAGATCAAGTGTCATATTCGTATAAAGATTTAATGTGTAGTATAGCGAGAGGTGGGGGCATGGCGCTCTCCACTGGATTTCGTGTGAAATTTGATTTTGATGATGGAAGTGATAAAGGAGTTAAAAATGTTTTAGAACAGCAATTAAAGTATAAGGATGGGTATAATTATGCTGAACAATACGTAGATGAGGTAAATCTCCCTGGAGCACAGGCTGCTACAGGTCAATTAACTGGAAGATTTACTGGTGAAGGTGTTACAAATTATATTCATCAAAAGATGTTCACCGACTTTCAATTGGGTTGGATGTGTGATGCTAACATGAGTCCTTTTAAGTTTATGCAAACTTGGTATCAATTTATTTTTCAGGAATATGATACAAGTGCTCAAGAAATCCCAACAATGGAGACTGCTGTAAATGCATCTGCTGAAAACATGTTGTCTACTAAACCTAAAGAGTATAATAGAACCACAAGATTGCGTTTTCCTGAGAATTACCATTGCACAATAAGGATTGCTAAAGCAGAAAAAGGTCCTGCAAGCGACACCAGTAGAGTTTCTACAGTTCATATCTTACAAGAAGCATTTCCATATGCAGTAGAAGCAATACCTCTTTCATTTGGAACTAGTCAACTTGTTAAGTGTACCGCTAGTTTTTACTATGGAAAGCATAGAGTAGTGTATAATGATCTTGCCCCTCAATTACCCTCCTAAATACTTATATAAACTGAATTTATTATGGCTTTACCTAAGGTAACCGCGCCTACTTACGAGTTGGAACTACCATCGAGCGGTAAAAAAGTAAAATATCGTCCATTTCTAGTAAAAGAAGAAAAAATTCTTCTCATCGCTATGGACAGTAAAGATGATAAACAGATCACCCAAGCAGTGATTGATACTCTTGGTGCTTGTATTATCACCCGTGGTATAAAACCCTCACATCTTCCTAGTTTTGATCTAGAATACGTCTTTTTAAAAATTCGTGCAGCATCTGTTGGCGAAGTTGTAACATTGAATGTTACATGTTTAGATGATAATAAGACTCAAGTCTCACATGAACTTAATCTTTCTGATGTTAAAGTATTCAAACCAGAAGGACATACTCCTAAAGTCATGATTAACGATAATGTCGGTATAATCATGAAATATCCAAGTATAGAACACTTTGTTAATACTGGACTTGCTGATAAGGGTGATGCTATAGACGGATTAGACTTTATTGTCTCCTGTATTGATCAAATTTTTGAGGGTGAAGATGTAACTGAAGCAAAAGATTGTACTAAGAAAGAACTTGCAAATTTTATTGAGAGTCTGACTCAAGATCAATTTGATAAACTTTCACAGTTCTTTGAAACCATGCCTAAATTACAGCATACTTTCAAAGTTAAGAATCCAAAAACCAAGAAAGAAAGCGAATACACTATTTCGGGGCTACAGAGTTTTTTCGCATAGTACTCTTTCATACTAACTTGGAAGAGTATTTCCAAACTAACTTTGCTTTGATGCATCACCATAAATACTCTTTAACTGAGCTAGATAATATGATGCCTTGGGAAAGAATTGTATACATTGCACTTCTATCTCAGCATCTTGAGGAACTCAAATCACAGAACAATCAATTCTAATGGCGTCAGGAACCCAAGGATACGAAGCGGCTCAATCAGGTGTTATAGAAAAAATCATCGAACGCTTCAAAAAAAGAAAAAAAGACGATGAGGGGAATGATAACTCAGTTCCAACGGATAAACCTGGCTCGCAAAATCCTGACTCGCCAACCAGTCCTACACCTACATCATCAATGTTGATACAGGGTGCAACTGTTAATCAGTTGATGTCTGGAAGTTCTGGTCTTTCTAGATCACCAATAAACATCACCGAATATGGTGAAGATAAAATTTTACAAGCAATATTAATTGAGCAGCAAAAAACTAATGAAATACTAACAGCACAGAATGAAATTCTTACAGCTCCAACTGGTATTAGTAAGTTTGATAAACAAGAACAAGATATAGAAGCAATAGACGATTTGTCTGGTACTCAAGGATATGAGAAAGCAAAAAGCAATTGGTGGAGAAAATTACTAACTTTCCTTGGTTTAAAATTCGCAAAGGTACTTGCTAGTCTTAAAACACTCGTACCTGCAATTGTTGCTGCAGCAAGTAAAATTACAAGTGCAATATTGCTTACGGGAGCTGTTTCAACCATCACCAATATTTTTTCAAAAAGTCTAAACAAACTTTTTACGAAAAAATTTCTACCTAAGGTTAAACCAAATATAGATGTTCCGAAAGTAACCCCGAAAGTAACCAACATCAAAGGAGATATTCCATCATCTGTATCTCCATCAAAACTGGAGGAGCTCTACAACGCTAAAAAATTAGAAAATTTAACAAAAAATGCAAATAATTTAAACGTAAAACCAAACAGTACGATTTTAAATGAAGTTGGGGGTCCAGGTAAAGTAACTGCGACTATTAGTAAAGTAGATGAAACTGTTGATGCTGGAAATAGCATAAAATCAACAAATAAAATGTTAAAAGGAAAGAATTTAGTCAGTTCAAGTGCTGATGTTGCTACTAATACTGGTAAACTTTCTAAACTCAGTAAAATAAAAGGACTTAAATATGCGATTCCTGGATTAAGTGCTATTACATCAGTGTTAAATCTTGCTTCTGGTAATTACGCTGAAGCTATCATTGATGGTGGAGATGCAGCAGCAGACATTGCTATGGTATCTGGAAGTACAACAGCAGCGACTATGGGTGGAGCAGTATCATCATTCCTTGCTCCAATTGGAGCGATGATGGCTTCTAGTTGGTTAGGTGAAGCAAGTCGTGGATGGGGTGATTGGATTTCTGGTGATGGTACTAATGGGATTAGAAATACTCTTGGAGGAATAGTAAATGGATTATCTGCATCCCTAGAAGTTATTGGAGCTCCTTTAACGGGTCTATTTGAATTTGTGAAAAGTGGATTTAATATGGAGAAGTCCAATAAGAAGATGGCTGAAATTGACTCTAACATACGTGAAGGTTTTAGAAAATTCTTAAATATCGGTGATTTTATGAATATCATTCCTGATGAAGTAGGAGGATTTGGTACTTTAAGTTTGTATGGTGAAGATAATGTTAATGCTGCAAACGAGAAGTTACTAAAAGATAAAGGTATTGTAAATGAGGGTGAAGTTAAAAACTCTAGGGGTGGATCTTATTTCTTAGATAATCCTACCAATATGGGACCATTCCAAGGTGGTGAGTCAGGTGGAGAGGTCGTAACCTTCACTCCATTTGGAGGAAGACGACTTGTTAATGAGATGGGTCAGCATATGACTGATGCACTACAATCACCATTCAAATTTGCTATTGGTGGTATTGCTGCAGCAATTGATAAAGTTACTGGTACTCTAGGTCCTATTGGACAGTTCATGAAACAAGCGATTGGTCCTACTCTAGGAAAGTTAGTAAAAGCATCTGGATTGACCAATCTAAGTCTAGGTGGTGTAAGCACTGGTATTGGTAATTTACTTACTGGTGCTCCTGCTAATGCTGGAGGACTTTTTGGTGACTTACTGACTGGTGCAAAGAGTAGTGCTAAACAAGTTGCACAAATGTTTACAGGACAGAGAGAGGATACTGATTATTCTGCAGTCCTACCACAAGGAAGACCAGTGCTCACAAGTAAATTTGGTCCTAGAAATTTATCATATGGATCTAACGACCATAAAGGAATTGATATTGGTGTCGATAGGGGATCTCCTGTTACTTCTATGGAAGATGGTACTGTGACTTCTATCATTCCTGATTTTATGCATGGATCTGCTGTTGTTGTAACAAGTGATGCAGGAGATGCAACTCTATATGGTCATGTTGATCCAACAGTAGAGAAAGGACAAGAGGTTAGAAAAGGTGAAACAATTGCTAGAGTGAAGTATTGGCCAGGTACAGGTGATATGGCTGCTGATAACACACATCTACACTTAGAAAGACACCCTGGTGGATATGATGGACTATCATCTGCTGTAGATCCTCTAGAGTTTACTAAGAATAGTTCTAAGACACTGAATCAATCTAAAAATATAACTTCACCTAAGGATAATACAAGTAATAATGTAGGAGCAACTAAGACAGTTGGATCTATGTTTATGCCTAATATTAGTAACACACAATTAAGTCCAGAAGCAATTCTTCTTGCACAAGGGCAGCAACAATTAATGGGTGCTATACAGACTATGAATAAAACTACGTCTAAAGCTGATGGTGGAGGAGGAGGTGGTATGACTGGTTTGAGTGGATCAGTACAACCTGCTACAGATAATGCTACAGCAGCATATGCTATGCTTCATCTACAAAGATTGGGAGTTTCTTAATGAGTAATAAAAATAGTGCTGCATCATACGTTTATGAAAGTGTCCAAATTACTTTGGAAGATGGTAAAAATAAAGGAAAAACATTTCAAATAAAGGATCTTATCAATGGATTTACATATTATGAAGATATAACTAGACCATTTATTAGTGCTAACTTAAATATCAATGATTCTGGTATGAACCTTATTGGTAGTGGAAAAGGTCCCATCACTGGTAATGAGTTGGTTGAGATTGTAGTAAATGGACCAGATGAAAAACAGTATACCTATTATTTTAGAGTTTTTAGAGTTGGAGATAGAATTAATTCTGGTAAGATGCAAAACTACAATTTAGGTTTAATTTCTGAAGAAGCTCTAGCTAACCCACAAACTAGAATACGTAAAGCACTGACTGGTAGACCTGATGAAATTGTTAGAGAATGTTTGGGTGAAGGAGGTCTTAATACACCTAAAAATATTATTACAGACCCTTGTCTTAATAAGAAAAAAGTATTACCTAGAAACTTAAGTCCTTTTGCTATATGTGCAAAATTACAAGATCAATCCATTCCATTTGGTAAAGGTGGAATAGGATCTGGTGTAGGTGCTGAGACTAAAGATGGAAAGTATTCTGATGGAACTGCTGGATTCTTCTTTTATGAAAATGCTAGAGGATTTAACTTTAGATCTATTGATGGTCTAATGGATATCGAAAACAGTATGAATATCAATAACTCAGGTGCTAATTATGTTAAAGCTTTTAGAGATTCCGCAGGTGATGAAATGCCTGAAACAATAATTGATGTTCAGTTTACATCTGAAATTAACTTGATGCAATCACTTTTAACTGGTGCATATTCAATAAGATGTCAGTATTATGATATTTCTACAGGAGAATATAAGGAGTCAACTTACTCCGCTAATAAATCTTGGGATAAACAAGCACATTTGGGATCACAAGATGAACTAACTCCAGGTCAGAAAATCCTAGCAGGACGTCCAACTAGAATTGTTTCTGCTATACTAGATAGTGAGTCATACTATAGTGGTCAAGATTCTGCTATAGACTCAGATTATCAAGATTGGACTCCAAGTACACTCCCGCAAGCAATATCGAGGAATTATCTCCTAAATACTCAAGGGTTACGTATTGTAGTCCCTGGTAACTTGCAGTTAGTTGTTGGCGATATCGTCAGAATCTTCCTGCAAAATATGTCTACACAAGAAGACAGAAAAATAGAAAATGTTGATCAAGATCATAGTGGATTTTATCTAATAACCTCATTATCACGGTTTTACGATCGTATTGATGGAAGAGTTACAACCATGCTATCTCTTAAGAGAGATTCATATGGTTTATTAGATGTACCACCCGATAAAAGATCAGGAGCAGCATTAGCAAATTAAATACCTAAACAAATATGGAAAATATAGAAAAACACATCCAAAAAGACAAAGAAATCCTTCAAGATCCAACTACTAATCCGCAAATGCGTCGTCATATTGAAGAGGAATTGCATGATTTAGAAGAGTATGTTGAGCATCATAAGGAAGAGATTGAAGCAGGAGATCACCATGATCCTAATGCTATTGAACTTTTCTGTGATCAAAATCCAGAAGAACCTGAGTGTCTAATTTACGACGATTAATAAATGTCTACTGATCCAACAATTAATTCTATTTTACCGATCCACCAAATTGGTCAGGATGGTAGTGGATTTTGGATTGGGCAGGTAGAGGGAATAGATGAACCGAAACAGTCAAATAGATTTAGAGTTAGAATAGTTTCGGTTCATAGTTCAGACTGTGAGGAAGTTAAAACTGAAGATCTACCATGGGCACATTCTGCATTACCAGTAAATATGCCTTATAAAACTGGTGGTGTTGCTGGTGCTACTGCTAACCTAGAAGAAGGTGACTGGGTATTTGGTGCTTGGTTAGATGGTGATAACAATATACCTTTAATTCTTGCATCCATTGGTACTATTGCAAAATCTAAAGCTACACCACCTGAGAAAACACAGGGCGAAAGTGAAGATACATGTCTATCTTTCCAACAGCAAGTTAATAAGAGAACTAATTTTGTTACTGACCAACCAGTAAATAGAGATCAGAATCCAAATTTAGGATCAACACTTATTGCTGGTGGATCTGAAACGACATTTACTATTGCAGACTCATTACATTCTGCAGAAAATAGCGTAACTAATCCATTTGGTAGTCAAGTATGTGTAGCTGTTGCTCAAGCTGAATGTAATGGAGATACCAAAAAGGATCTAAAATATGTCCTAGGAGAACTATTCAAGATGGTTCAGGACAGTGGAGGAAACTTGGGAGACTATCTTACCAGTGGAATCAATGGTGAGATCATGAGTTATGCTAATAAAGCACAAGGATATATCAATAAAGTCCTACGTATCATCAGATCTGCTCTAGCAAGAGTTAAAGGAGAGATTATTGCTGCACTACGAAAAGGTATAGAGAATCTCATAAAACTCATTTTAACACCATTTAAAGGCATTTTAGATGGAGTTCAAAAATTTCTTGAGAATGCTTTAGAAAAAATTGGTTGTAGTATCGAAGACATTTATGAAAGACTTGTAGATTTTGTTACATCTTTGATCTTTGATTATCTACTTAAAGTATTCAGAGCAGCAACATGTCAAGTTGATATTTTTGTAAATGCTATCATTAATAAGATTGTTAGTCTTGTTTCAAACCTTCTTGACGCTGTACTAGGTCCTCTTCAAGCAATCCTTAGTATTGCAACTGGTGCATTGAATCTGGTTGGTGGTGTTATGTTTAAAATTATGAGATTTCTTGGTATTAGTTGTGATGGTATGGATTCTAAATGTGGTGATGAAGATAAAAGATGTACTAAAAAAGAGAAGAAAGATAAAGATAATTTCTTAGATGAATTACTTAAAGCAATCGAAGATGGTCCTTTAGATTATGGACAAAGTGTTTGTAAAGATGCTAGATCTCATGCAACTCCTGAGGTAACTGGTGGATTTTTCTTTGGTGGTCTTCCTGATGTGCCTACGGGAGGTGGAAAATCACCTATCTACGGTGATAGTCCTGAGGGTGGTGGAGGAACTCTTGCTGCTGGTGATGATGAAGGGTTATCTAGTAAAATTATCACATATGAAATTGAAGATGCTAATGTTCTTGAAGGAGATAAAGCAACAATTAGAGTTAGAAGAAGTGGTTTTATTTCTGTGCCTAGTGCTATTAACTTTAGAACTCAAGATGGTAGTGCTAAAGCAGGAATTGATTACGTCCAGAACGATGGTATATTAGGATTTGGACCTAATCAAACAGAAAGATTAATTCAAGTTCAAACTTATAAAGACTTAGTAAATGATACACCTCAAGATTTTAGTATAAGAATTGATTATGCTACAGGTGTTCCTATTGCTAATTTTATTACTACTGTTGGTATTGTTACTATTGGTTTAGCACCTGAGGCAGATCCAACACCAGGATCTCCATTCTTACCACCTGCTCTTGAGACTTCATTTACTGCACCCACACAAATTCCTGCTCAAGAAGTGATTAATCAAATTATAGAAGATTCAGAAGATGTAGATCCTATTATTCCTACAGTTCCTACAGAATTAGTCTTTAATCAGTATAGTATTGAAGTAACAGCAGACAGAGTAAACTATCAGGAAGGTGAGTTCATCACATATACTATCACTAGTGATGGTATTCCAAATAATACAGTTATGGGTTATACTTTATTTGGTACTAATATTTCTAGTAGTGATATTATTGGTGGAAATTTATATGGAACATTTATGATTCAAGATAATTCATCTGCAGTTGTTATTGGAATTGCAGAAGATGCTGAGATAGAAGGTCCAGAAGATATGAAATTTAGTATTAATGGAACTGGAGCATTTGCTGATGTTGTAATTTTAGGACAAGAAGAGTCCACACCTATAGCAACAGTTGCTCAAACAACTCCACAGTTTAAAGAACCTACTATTGGTGAACCAATAGTTGATGATAACGGAAAAATTATTGAGATTCCTATTGATGATCCAGGTGACCCATATCTTTTACCACCAAACCTTGCTATCACTGGTCAAGGATGGGGTGCTATGGGTGTTCCTCTTCTTGATAGTAATGGATATGTTACTGAGATTCGTATTACACAGAGAGGAAGAAACTTTGTTCCTAATAGACCAGAAAATGTAAACTGTGTACTAGATTCTTTGACTTTGACTAGACCTGGATCTGGTTATACTAGTGTTCCTAGAGTGCTCATCAACGGTGAGTCTGGTAAGGTTGTTGCTAGAATTAATGCTGCTGGATTCGTAACAGGTTTTGATGTAATTGATAGAAGTACAATTTATGATAGTGCTCCTACTATTGATATTATTGGTGGTGGTGGTTTTGGAGCAAATGCTCTCGCTTCTCTATCATGTCTAGATAGCGAGACACGAGATCTTCTTGGTTATGCTAAGATTGGAACTGGACGTTATGTGGATTGCCCATCATGAGTAAAAGTCAGAAAGCTAAATCCATCGACAAATATTTTGAGGATGTAATCAAAGATGGTTTGCCTGTTGATGCTGATTTAACTCAAGTCATTAAAACACCTCCTCATTCTGGAACTCAAAGAACATCTTCAGCTAATAAGTTGAATGGTGTTAAAGAGATGAAAGCACAGAATGAAGAGGGTAGAGTAACATATATTGTTTGTACAGACAACGGTCAATCCTTAAACATGGATGAGACTGGAAATATTTTCCTTGGATGTGGAAAGATTGGTGATGATGAAAGTGGTGGTGGAATGGGTATTCGTCCTCACGGTTCGATGGTTGTTAAAGTTGGTGATACTCTAAGTATTGAAGTAGAAAATAAACAAGGTGTAAAAAACCCACTGAGTCTGAAAGTCTATGGTGATATTAATTTAGAGGCAGAAGGTGCAGATATGTCTCTAAAGGGTAAAAACGTTAAAATATCAGCAGATAGTCAACTTGTATTGCAATCAAATGATATTTTTGTGGGAGATAATGAAGGAGCATGTGGTATAGTTAAAATTGCAACTGGTACGTTAAAAACAGATACATTTTTTATTAAAAATGAAGTTAATGGTGGTATTACACAAAATGTTACGGGTGAGTATTCTATTAATCAATTGGTAGACCCTAGATCATCATTTAATATTACTTCTGCAGGAGCAACTACACTTACATTTGGTAATGATGTTAGTGTGTCTAGTGGTGGTAGAGCAGAATTTCATGTTGCTGGTTTACCAGCAAAACCAATTCCAACATGTAAATCTCCTAACGCATTTA